TCCTGGGGGTTGGCAAAAAATAATTGATATTTTAAATATAAAAGGTTATAAAGTAATGATGATTACCCAAGAACCTTTAAATAATGAATGGCATGATTCAAAATTAGGGGGTACTTTATTAAATGTAATTAATGAAACTGGAGATTTCCCGATTGAAACTAGAATGAACCAAATTAAACATGCCGAAGCCTTTATAGGTGTAGGTAGTGGGTTGTCTTGGTTAGCTTGGGCTATAAATACCCCCGTAGTATTAATCTCAGGTTTTAGTGAATCTTATACTGAGTTTGAGGATTGTGAAAGAATATCAACCCCTGAAGACAATTGTACTGGGTGTTTTAATAGAGAATGGTTAAATCCTGGGGATTGGGAATGGTGCCCGGATCATAAAGATACATCGAGGCATTTTGAATGTTCCAAATCCATAAACCCTTCCCAAGTTTTAAAATCAATCCAAAATGTGTTACATTTTTAACTAAATATACCATATGTATAGCGGAATAAAATTAGATAGATTATTGTATTAATTTGATTTTCAATAAAGAGTATAATATTTATAATAAAACATATTTTTAATATACAACAAAATGGCAGAAACATTATTATCACCAGGTGTATTAGCTAGAGAGAACGATCTTTCAGCAGTAACCGCCCAACCAATCCAAGCAGGCGCTGCAATTATAGGCCCAACAGTTAAAGGTCCAGTTGGAATCCCAACTTTAGTAACCTCATATAGTGAGTATACTCAAGCATTTGGAACAACTTTTATGAGTGCAAGTTTACAACAAGAATTTTTAACTTCAAACTCTGCTTACAACTACTTTAATAATGGTGGAACTACACTATTAGTAACTAGAGTTGTATCTGGATCATTTACAAGTGCAACATCAACAAATATTTCAGGTAGTGCATTAAGTACAAAGACAACTTCATTCACACTAAAAACATTTGGTGAAGGTGCTATTATGAATAGTTCAGGATCAGAAGTTAATGGAGCTTTAGTTTCAGGTTCAAATGATAATTTAAGATGGGAAATTCCTCAATTTAGTACATCTTCAGGTACATTTACATTATTAGTTAGACGAGGTAGTGATACTACAGATGCTAAAACCGTATTAGAATCATTTACTAATTTATCATTAGACCCAACAACTCCAAATTATATTTCAAAAGTAATAGGTGATAGTTACAAAACCGTTAATACTAGTGATACAACACCATATGTCCAAGATAATGGTACTTATCCTAACAGATCAAGATACGTGTATATTTCAGCAGTAAATGCTAAAACCCCACAATATTTTGATAATAACGGAGATTTTAAAGGAGAATTTACTTCATCTTTACCACAATTAGCTAGTGGTTCATTTGAAAGTGCAACAGGGCAAGTTTATTTTACCACAGCCGGAGCTGCATTTAATGAGAAAATTATTAATTCTGAAAATATTCAAGGTTTAAATAATACCAATTATACTACTTCAATTGATTTATTATCAAATCAAGATGAATATATATTTAACTCAATTACAGTACCTGGTATTATGATTGAAACAGCACCTGCTACAACTACCAAATTAATTAATATGGTACAAGAAAGAGGAGATGCACTTGCAATTGTAGATGCTTCAACATATGGTGCTACAATTAATTCCATGACAGCTGAAGCTTCATCATATAATTCTAGTTATGCTGCCGTTTATGCCCCATGGTTACAAACGACAAGTCCAGAAACAGGAGAATTAGTATGGGTTCCAGCTTCAACAATGGTTCCAGGAGTTTATGCTTATAATGATAGAGTAGGAGAAGCATGGTTTGCACCTGCAGGTTTGAATAGAGGTGGATTAGCTACAGTAGTACGTCCTGAAAGAAAATTCTCACAATCAAACAGAGATACACTATATCAAGGTAAGGTAAATCCAATAGCTTCATTCCCTGGATCCGGTACAGTAGTATTTGGACAGAAAACATTACAAACAAAAGCAAGTGCTTTAGATAGAGTAAATGTTAGAAGATTATTAATTCAACTTAAATCTTACATTTCACAAGTTGCAGATAATTTAGTATTCGAACAAAATACTATTGCTACTAGAAATGCATTTTTAAGTCAAGTTAACCCATATTTAGAATCAGTACAACAAAGACAAGGTTTGTATGCTTTTAAAGTAATTATGGATTCTTCAAATAATACTGCGGATGTAATTGATAGAAACCAATTAATTGGTCAAATTTACTTACAACCAACCAAAACAGCAGAATTTATTTACCTAGATTTCAATGTTTTACCAACTGGAGCAACTTTCCCAGCATAAAAGAAGGAAAATTTAATATTTATAACAAAATAACAACATAATATAAAGCAAAATGGCAGTAATAGATCCAAACGAAATATTTTTCACAGCTTTTGAACCTAAGGTACAGAATAGATTTATCATGTATGTTGATGGTGTTCCATCGTATACAATCAAAGGTATTTCATCTGTCGGATTCTCGCAGGAAGAAATTGTTCTTAATCATATCAACACGTATAGAAAAATTAAGGGTAAATTAAAATGGAATGATTTAACAATGACAATGTTCGATCCAATCACTCCTTCAGGAGCTCAAGCAGTAATGGAATGGGTTCGTTTACATCATGAGTCAGTAACAGGTAGAAATGGATATTCAGATTTTTATAAAAAAGATCTAACAATTGATATTTTAGGCCCTGTAGGTGATATTGTTTCAGAATGGATCATCAAAGGAGCTTTCGTTAAAGCTGCAGAATTTGGTGAATATAACTGGGATAATGAAGCTGCCGCTCAAAACCTAACAGTTACCATTGGTATGGATTATTGTGTATTGAATTACTAATAACAATTTTGCAATTATTTTTAAAGGGAACTTGGCTATGTCAAGTTCCTTTTTTATATTCATATTTATACATGAACAATTAAGTTATAAACAAATAAAAATTTATGGAAAGCGAAGTACCACAAGTTCCCCCAACAACGGGAACCCCACAAGTTCCCCCAACATCGGGAACTCCTACCCCTCAAGAACCTGTTAAATACAAGTTCCCAACCGAAACTATTGAATTGCCTTCTAAAGGTTTACTTTATCCTTTAGACCACCCATTAGCTAATGGGAAAGTTGAAATGAAGTATATGACAGCTAAAGAAGAAGATATTTTAACTAATCAAAACTTTATCAATAATGGTACAGTATTAGATAAATTACTCCAATCTCTTATACTTACAAAAGTAAACTATAATGATCTTATAGTAGGTGATAAAAATGCTATAATGATTGCTTCACGTATTTTAGGATATGGTAAAGATTATGAATTTGAATATGATGGTGAAGAGCATGTAGTTGATTTATCTTTATTAGAAAATAAAGAAATTGATGAAAGTAAATTTTCTCAACGACAAAACAATTTTGACTTTACTTTACCCCACACAGGTACTAATGTTACCTTTAGAATAATGGATGGTCATTTAGAGAAAAAAATTGAAAATGAGATAAAGGGACTTAAAAAAATTAATAAATTAAGTTCAGCAGAATTATCTACTCGAATGAAACATTTAATAACATCGGTTGAGGGTGATGAAACCCCCAAAACCATTCGAGACTTTGTGGATAACTATCTTTTAGCCCGAGACTCTCGGGCACTTAGGGAATATATTAAACATATACAACCCGATATCAGTTTAGAAACAACATTAACAATTAATGGCGAAGAAAGGGAAATGGAGGTACCTATCGGCATTAACTTTTTTTTCCCTGACGCCTAAACAAGCAGCAGTATATCGGAATAACTTATTTACAAGCATTCACGATATTATATTTCATGGTAAGGGGGGGTATGACTTCCATACTATATATAACATGCCCATATGGCTTAGAAAGTTTACATATAGTTCAATAGATAAGTTTTATAAAGAACAAAATGATGAACAAAGTAAAAGTACTGTAGAAGATTCTATAGCAAATATGAAAGCAGCAGGTTCAGTAGCTCCTAAAAAACAATCTACTACTCCTAATTATGTGACAAAGGCATCAAAAAAATGATGCCTTTTCATATTTATAACAAAATGTCCCAATGGCACTGAACGAAAAAGAACTTTTAAAACTTAAAAAACTTCTTACGGATGTAAATAAGCTTCGTAGAGAATTTGGTGAAGACGATCTAGAAGTAAAATTTTCCGAAGCTAGTTCTGAAACCTTTACTATTTTAACTAAACAATTAGATACATATAAAACTTCTTTAGATGATATAGAAGATACTTGGGGGGCAATTGGTGGGATTTTAAATGATGTAAGAGCAGAATTTGGAAAAGCTTCAGATGGGATGAAAGTAGCAATGTCTTCTTTTAACAGGCTCCAATCTATTAGTAATAAGTTTCAAGAGGATGCACTAGGAATTCAAACCATGAATTCCAAAGAAATTAAAGGCAATATAACCTCAATTCAAAAAGAAATTGCAATCCAACAAAAAGCTTTAGGTTTATTAGAAGCTAAAAAAGCAAATGGTAAAACCCTCACTAAGGATG